GCCAGAACAACCCGATCTCGCCGCTGCAATTCTATCCCGGGCAAGCCCTCCTCCACACCCTGACCGGCATGCTCTGGGGCTACGTCGGCACCGAATGGGACGACACCGGCTGGGTGAACCTTGGGGCGCTATCCGGCCCTCCGGGTTTGCAGGGGCCTACGGGGGCCACAGGGCCGCAGGGCGTGCAGGGGCCAAGGGGTGCGCAAGGCGATCAGGGGCCGGTGGGCCCAGCAGGCGCAGTGGGGCCGCAGGGATCGACTGGCCCGCAGGGCATCGCCGGCCCTCCTGGCGCTCAGGGCATCCAAGGCGTCGACGGCCCGCAAGGGCCGGAAGGTCCGGAGGGGCCGCAGGGCGTCGAGGGCGATCAAGGCCCGCCGGGGCAGACCGGCATCATCATCGGATCGTTCAGCGTCCAAGACCCTTCGACGCTGCCACCGAACGGCAACCTTCCCGCCGATTGGGACAGCCCCGGCAACCCGCCGAACGCCATACAGATGCAGCCGGGGCAGGCGCTGGTCGACGCCAACACCAGCTGGGTGTGGCTGTTCGTCGGCTCATCGATCACGCCCGCGGGCTGGATCAGCCTCGGGCAAGTCGAGGGGCCGCCGGGACCGCAAGGCATCCAGGGGGTGCCGGGACCGCAGGGTCCAACTGGCCCGCAGGGCGATCAGGGCGTCATCGGTCCTGCTGGCGAGCCGGGGCCAGTTGGAGCCTCAGGCCCGACCGGCCCGCAGGGCGTTCCTGGCGGCGCTGGTCCGGAAGGCCCGGTCGGTCCGCAAGGCGATCAAGGGGTTCAAGGCATCGTTGGCCCCGATGGCCCGATGGGACCGCCGGGGCCGCAGGGGATCGAAGGCCCGACCGGCGCTCAGGGGCCGCAGGGCGATACTGGCGACACCGGCCCGGAGGGCGCGGACGGCCAGAGCGCCGTCATCGTCGGGGAGTTCACCACGCCGGATAGCGCGCCTCCCTTGGACGGCCTCATTCCGGCTGGCTGGGACACCACCACCGGCTGGCCAGCTGCCGACTTCCAGATGCAAATCGGCTGGGGGCTGATGTACACTGGCAACAACGATATTTGGGTCTATACCGGGACCGGTTTCACGCCCAATGGCTGGATCAATGTCGGCCCGGTGCAGGGGCCAGCCGGACCGGCTGGCGCTGCCGGACCTCCGGGCGCGAACGGCCCGACGGGACCGGCCGGTGCGCCTGGATCAGCTGGAGCGCAAGGGCCGCCCGGGCCAACCGCCGTCTCGGCCAATGCCGCCAACAACGCCACGCTCGGCACCGATGGCCTGATCTTCGTCCCGCTCCCGCCCGCGCCCTCGCCCTTGAACCCGGCGATGGACGGCACGGCTGCGCCCGGATCTTCGGCGCTGTGGTCGCGCGGCGATCACGTCCATCCGACCGACACCTCGCGCGCCGCCGCTTCGGCGCTGGCGAACTACCTGCCGCTGACTGGCGGCACGGTGTCGGGCGGCACTGCCTTCACCGCCGGGATCATCCTCGCTGGTCCGGTCAACTTCCAGCTGGGCGGCGGTTCGCAGGGCTATGTGCTCACCACCAATGGCGCTGGCAATCTGTCGTGGGCGCAGGGCGCTTCGGCGGTCCAGGTTGGCGCGACCCCGCCGGCGAACCCGATGGTCGGGCAGATGTGGTGGGATACGACCGGCGGCCAGCTCTATGTCTGGTACAGCGACGCCAACACCTCGCAATGGGTGATCGCCAACAACAACCTGGGCGGCCCGGGCCCAGCGGGGCCGATGGGCGCGACCGGCCCGCAAGGTCCAATCGGCGGCACTTTCGGCGACGCGCCGAGCGACGGGACCGCTTACCTGCGATCCGACGCCGGATGGCAAAGCGGCGGGACGATCAGCGGGGCGCTGACAGCGGAAACCCTTCTCACGTTGGAGGGCCTTGACGGCAACATGGGTCAGCTCGCCATTAGCGATCCTGGCGGTGACTTCGGCTGTTACATCACATCGGAAAAGGCGGGGCTTTACCGCTGGCAGATTTGCCTCGGGGATAGCTCGGCGGAAGCGGATTTCGGTATCACGCTGTGGAATGACGACGCCACGGCGACGTTCACCCCGGTCTCGATCAATCGCGAAACCGGCGCGACGACGATCAACGGCGACCTCACTTGCAACGGGACGGGCCTCTTCGGCCCCTTCAATTGCAACAATGCGGCGAATTTCACTGGCAACCAGAACTTCGACATCGCGCCCGGAGGGCTAGGCCAAGCCGGTTTCAGCTCTTTCGTCATGAGCGCAGACGAGAACTACGACTGCTTCGCGACCTACATCGTCAATAATCAGTTCGCGAGCCAATTCGGTCAGAGCAGCAACGGCCGCTATTACATGGGCGGTTGGTCTTACGGAGCCGCTGCCTATCAATTCTGGACGTCGCTCGACTTCGGCAATCCCGCTTGCGACTACCGGATCAAGGAGAACATCGCGCCGCTCGCATCGACTTGGGATCGTGTCAAGGCGCTTAAGCCGATCCGCTACCGGCAGAAAGAGACGGCGGCGCGTGGCGCCGCTCAGAATGTCCGCCCGCTGCTTGAGGCAGACCCTCGCGAGCGCTGGGGCTTCGTCGCCCACGAGCTGCAAGAGACGCTGGGCGAAACCGCCGCGACCGGGGTCAAGGATGATCCCGATCTCATCCAAGCGCCCAACATGAACATGGTGGTCGCGGCGCTGACCAAGGCTTTGCAGGAGGCGATGGCGCGCATCGAGGCGCTGGAAGCGAGGCTGGCCTGATGGCTGCTATCGACTTTCCCGCCAACCCGACGACCGGTCAGCGGTTCACATCCGGCGGCGTCATTTGGACCTGGGACGGGATCAAGTGGACCCTATCCGGCTCCGGATCGATCTCGATCAACAGCGCGCCGCCCACCAATCCGCTCGACGGGGCGCTGTGGTGGGACACCGTCAGCGGCAATATGTTCATCTACTACGACAACGGCACCACCGCCCAATGGGTGGTCGCGGTCAATTTCGGCGCCGCGGGACCTCCTGGTCCGGAGGGGCCAGAGGGGCTCGAAGGGCCGGCTGGTCCGGTCGGAGCGACTGGGTCCACCGGGGCGCTAGGGCCTCAAGGCCCACAAGGCGCGCAGGGTCCGCAAGGGCCGATCGGAGCGACTGGCCCAACCGGTCCCGCCGCGCCGTCGTCGGTCGCGCCTAATCGTGTCGACAACGGCGACATGTGGGTGGATCAGCACAATGCTGGCGCGAGCCAAGCCGTGCCCGCCAATTCCGCGGTCTGGTCCCCGGATCGCTTTATGTTCGTCAACAGCCAAGCCACATCACGGTTCAACGTCGGCCAGAATTATCCCCCAGCCATCGCCGCGGGACCGACCGGGTTCAAATATTTCGTCGGCATCCTATCGACGACCACCTTCACCGCTGGGGCTAACGCTGGCCTCTATCTCCAGCACGGCATCGAAGGCGATCTGATCGCCGATCTCGGTCTCGGAGCAGCAGGCGCGCAGTCGTTCACCGTGTCATTCTGGGCCCGGTCGAGCGTAGCCGGTAATCATAGCTTCGCCATTCAGAGCGGCACTGTCGCCACATCCGGCGGCACGGTCTATCGATCCTACGTCACCACCTATTCCCTGCCGACCGCGAACACCTGGACCAAGATCAGCATCACCATCCCCGGCGACGTGGCCAACCCCAACGCTTGGCCCGTTGGCAATGCTCCGGGGCTGTATCTCCTTTTCGACTTCGGCAGCGGCTCAGCCGCGCAGACCTCAACCCTCAATGCTTGGGCGACGTCAAACGCCTGGGCCGCCGCTGGCGCGGTTCATGTGACCGCCACCATCAACGCCAATTGGGCGGTCACCGGGGTCAAGCTGGAGCCGGGCTCGACCGCCACGGCGTTCCCGATGGAGAGCTTGGCGGCCCGTCTCGCGCGGTGCCAGCGGTATTACGAGACCAGCGCCGGTGTCGGGTACTTTCTCTACATGAGTGGACTGACTGCGCAGGCCAATTATGGCGGCAATTTCGTGCAATTTAAGGTTACAAAGCGAGCTACCCCCACTTTCACAACGTACTCAAACAATAGCGGCGCTCCGGGAATGATCTTCGATGGCAACGCCGCCACCGATGTTCCGGCTGAGATTGCTCCAGACGTCAATGGCTGCATGGTTTACGCCACCCAGACTGTCGTCACTGGCTCTATCAACTTCCAGGCCACCTGGACAGCGAGCGCGGAAATCTGATGGCGATCAATTTCCCCGCCAATCCCACGGTCGGCCAAGAGTTCAGCTCTGGCGGAAGCACCTGGGCGTGGGATGGCGTCAAGTGGATGGGCGTCGGCGTCCCCTACCTGCCTATCGCTGGCGGGATCATGGAGGGCGATCTCGAGCTTGCCGCCGATCCCATCAATCCGCTTGATGCGGCCACCAAGGAATACGTCGACGGCCACACCCAGACCGTCATTCCGGTCGGCGGCATCATTGTCTGGCCCGGCGATCCCACGTTCGGCGCTGGCGGCGGCGTGCCAGCTGACTTCCTGCTGTGCAACGGCGGCTATTACCTTCCCGACGACGCGCCGCTGCTGTTTAACGTCATCGGCGGCGGCTACGGCTGGGACGGGACCAATTTCGCAGTTCCCAACCTGCTCGACAGCGTTCCGGTCGGCGCTGGCAATTCGTGGGGCATCGGCGTCGCCGGCGGCGAGATCAGTCATGTCCTCGACGGCAACGAGCTGACCTATCACGCCCATGGCGTCAGCGATCCGACGCACGCGCACAGCCTCTATGATCCCGGCCACAATCATGTGTTCAGCGATCCCGGCCATGCGCACGGCATCGGCGATCCGGGTCACATCCATGGCGGGGTGGTTGTCAACGCCGGCGCGTTTTCGCTCGGCAACCCTGGCTGGAACACCACCCCCGGCAACACCGCCGCTGCTGGGACCGGCATCTGGACCGGCGGCGCGGGCACCGGCGCCTGGAACAACGCCGTCGGGACTGGGATGGGGGTTTATGGCGCGGGCACCGGCATCGCCATTGCTGCGGCGGGCGGCTCCTGGGGGCATAACAACATGCAGCCGTTCGTCGCTATGTACTGGATCATAAGGTATCAATGACATGGCTAAAGACAGATCTGGTCGCCCAATCCCGGTTTACGTTCCGCCGCCTCCGGACGCCAACCCGCAGATCCCCGCCGCGCAACAGCAATTCATGCTCGCGGCGCAGAAGGTCGACGACAATGTGCGGCACACCCACGATCTGGAAGCGCGCGTCAGCCGCCTTGAGATCGACGCCGGCGACCGCTTCAATGAGGCTCTGCTCGAGTTCGAGCAGCGCTTCAACGACATGATGCTGGCGCAGATGCAGGAGTTCGAGAAGCGCATCGAGATGCTGACCTCATCGCCGCCCACCGTCCCGCCGCTTGATCCCCCGGCCCCAGCTCCGTCCCGGGCGAGCCGACGGTGAGCTACACCTACACCACCTTCCAGCAGGCGCTCGCCCTCTACATGGCGATCCCGAACATGAACGTGGAGACGCCGAACTTCGTCGCCGCTTTGCCGTCGATCATCGATTACGCCGAGCAGCGCTGCTATCGCGAGCTCGATCTCCTGGCCGCGCGCGCCGATTGGTTCGGCATTCTTCCCGCTGCCGTTCCCACCTTCAGGCTTTCGACCATCATGTATCCGAAGCCGGTCAACCTGCCGCCGCCGGTCACCGTCGAGCGCGTTCGCATCCTCCAGCCGTTCGGCCTCGTCCCGCCGCCTTCGCCCACCAACCCGATTACCGCCGCCACCCCCTGCACGCCGGTTGCGCCCGAATGGCTCGATGCGGTCTACGGCCCCGGCTCCGATACCGGCATCCCGGCCTACTTCGCTCACACCTCGCAGGACGTTCTCGACTTCGGACCGCCGCCGGATCTGCCGTACACGATTGCGATCTTCGGCATGTATCGGCCGTTCCCGCTCTACAACGCCCCGCCGAACGACGGCACGCAGACGACCTTCCTCACCACCTATCTGCCCGATCTCTTCCTCGCCGCCGCGATGGTCAACGCCTCCGGCTACCAGAAGAACTTCGGCGCGCAGATGGACGACCCGAAGATGGCGATGAGCTGGGAGACCCAGTATCAAACGCTGTTCAAGAGCGCGATGGACGAAGAGCTGCGCAAGCGCTTCCACGGCTGGCAGGCCAACACCGCCGAGAACCCTGTGCCGCCCGCGCCGCCCGCTGCAATGCCGATCCCCGGAGGCTAGTGTGGCGCCGTTGAGCGATTACTTTGACCTACTAGCGCCAGCGGCGCGGTCTCGCGGTCTCGACCTAGCGGTCGATTTCGCCAGTGATGCGATCTATTTCCTTAAAAATGATAAGCGCGTCGGCCTTGCGGCCACGCGACGCGAACTGGAAACCAACGACTATAAGCGCTTCTGGCGGGATCGCCTGCTCGCAGCTGAGGCCGCCTAAATGGCCTTCATGACGCTTCGGCTGGTCGCCCCAGGCGTCAAGGCCGTGCAGACGCCGACGCTGGTGACGGCGGCGATCGTCGCCTCAAATCTCATCCGCTGGCGCGAGGGCCTCCCCGAGAAGATCGGCGGCTGGGCGCCGTTCTTCCCGTTCCCGGTCGCAGGCCCGATCCGCGAACTCTGGCCTTGGGAAGATCTCGACGGGATCAAGCATCTGGCGGCCGCCGGCGACACCGGCCTGACCGTCATCACCGGCAACACCGTGAAGGTGATTTCGCCGCTCTACAATATCCAGCAGCCGCAGAGCTTCACCACCACCGCTGGATCGTCTGACGTTACTGTCGATAGCGTCGGATCGAATGCGACCACTTACGAAAGCATCACGCTGCAATCGCCGGTCGCGGTCGGCGGGATCGTCATCTGGCCCGGCAATTATCAGATCGTCTCGGTCCAGAGCCCTGACGAGTACACGTTCGATTGCGGCCAGGACGCCGTCACCACCGACACCGAAAACATCGTGCCCCAGTTCACCAGCACGGTGGCTTCGCCGGTTATCACGGTCAGCCTCCCCGGCGCGATTGGCTCGTTCGCGCCCTACATCGCGGTCGGCCGGAATTTCTCCGTCGTTCTGCCGACCACGATTGGCGGGATCACGCTCAGCGGCTTCTACACGGTGCAATCCGTCATCGACGAGAACACCTTCACCATATCGGCCGCCAACCAAGCGCTGACCGCCGACCAGCAATGGTACGGCAACATCGACGGCGCGCAGCTCATCCAATGGGTGGTGGTGACGCAGCAGCCGCCCGGAGGCGGCTGGGGCGACGGCCCCTATGGCGGCTTCGTTCCCGCAACCGACGGCACCACCGCTTGGGGAACCGCGCCCGCGCCGCCGCCGATCACCGGCACGATCCTGTCCGCAGCCGATTGGACGATGGACAATTTCGGCAGCTTGCTGCTCGCCAATCCAGAAGACCAGCCGATCTTCACCTGGGACCCGACCACCGGCTTGAACAACGCCCAGGTCATCGTCAACGGGCCAACGTTCGCGCACGGCATGTTCGTCGCCATGCCGCAGCAGATGATCATCGCCTACGGCGCCACGACCCAGGGCGTCCAAGACCCGCTGCTGGTCGCATGGTGCGACGCCGGCGACTACACCGATTGGATCGCCAGCGCGAGCAACGAGGCCGGAACCTATCGGCTGAGCCGCGGCTCGAAGATCATCGGCGGCCTGCAAGGCCCGTTGCAGGTCATGCTGTGGACTGACGTCGGGCTCTGGTTGATGCAATATATCGGCTATCCGGACGTCTGGGGCTTCCTCGAAATCTCGCGCGGCTGCGGGCTGATCGCCAAGAAGGCGGCGGTCACCGTCGGAACCAACGTCTACTGGATGAGCCGCGACGGGTTCTGGGCCTACGCTGGCGGCGGCGCGATGCGCCTCCAGTGCGATGTTTGGGACGTCCTCAAGAACAACCTCAATCTCAATTTCCTGGCGCATATCCGCGCCGCCGCCAACACCGGCTTCGATGAGGTCACTTGGCATTGCCCGTCGATGGCTTCGGTCAACGGCGAAAACGACATCTTCGTCAAATTCAACGTCGTCACCAACGAGTGGGATTACGGCTACCAGCAAGTCAGCGAATGGATCGACCAGAACGTCTTCGGCAACCCGATCAGCGCTATGCCGACCGACGCCAGCGCCACGGGCGCTCCGCAATCGCTGATCATGCAGCACGAGGAAGTCCCGGACGCCAACGGCCTGCCGCTGCAATATTCGATGCGCACCGGCTACTTCCAGCTCATGGAAGGCGAGGAGTTCGTGTTCTGCGATTACTGCATTCCGGACTTCAAGTGGAAGCGGTTCGCCCAGCCGCCAAGCGTCTCGGCGCGCATTCAGCTCACCTTCTTCGTCAACGATTGGCCGGACGACGACCTCAATCCGCCCATCGCCATTGGACCCTATACAGTCACAAATCGATCAGACGCCGTAGACATGCGCTGCCGGGGCCGATATTTCTCGGTCCAGATCGCTGGCAACGATCTAGGGTCGTTTATGAGGCTCGGCGGCCTGAAGTTCCGAATTGCTCCTGACGGGCGGAACCCCAATTGAGGGCCTCATGGCTGGCGTTGACCCGGGCGAGCTGCAAACGCTGCTCGTCACATTGCAGCAAACCAACACGCAGCTAGGGCAAATCGCCAAGGTTATCGCTGGCTCAACGACAGCGGTCGCCGCAGCGCTCACGCGCTCCAATCAGCCGCAGTCCACATCCATCGCGCTCCTCAGTAGCGCGATGCCGGAGCCCGATGGCACGGTCGCGATCACGCTCTCGGATGGCGAGGTGGTCTACGTGCCGTTCTTCACTCGGAGGCCATGATGGCGCAGCAACTGTTCAACCCTGGCCCGTCTTCGATCCGCACCGCGCGCATGCTCTCCTATCGCATCCCGCGCCCGACCACCGCCTTCTCCGGACCCAGCCCATCCAAGTCGACCAAGCTCGGGCTTCAGATCCCGCGCCTTGGGCGAGCGCCCGGCGGGCCCATTCCGGACAGCCCCGATCAGCCGTTCACCGGGCCCATTGTTAGCAGCGGCGCGGGCCGCACCGACGACGTGCCGATGCACGTTCCGTCCGGCGCTTACGTGATCCCCGCCGACATCGTCTCGCACATGGGCGAGGGCAACACCTTCAACGGCCTCAAAATCCTGAAAGCGATGTTCACCCCTCAGCCCTTCGGCGCCACCGCCGGTCCTTGGGGCGTGCCGCTAGGGAAGGCCACCATGGGCAAGGGCGTGCCGATGCCCCACCCTATGCCGCCGCGCCCGAACTTCGGCCCTACGGGCAGCGTAAGCCCCACGCCAGCCGGACCAGCTGGGCCGGGGCCAATGCCGCAGCGCACTCCTGATCCCTTGGGGCGCATCAAGCACGGCGGCACAGTCCATGGCGCGGTTCCGGCGACGCCGATCGCTGCGTCGGGAGGCGAATTCGTCATCCCGCCCGCCGAAGTCAAGCGGCGCGGCGGCGGCAACTTGGCGCGCGGCCATCAGATCCTCGACGCCTTCGTCAAGGCGATGCGCAAGCAGCACATCGCCACCCTCCAGAAACTGCCGGGGCCAGCCAAATGAGCGCGATTGAAGTTGAGGTCCAGAAAGCCATCGTGCACGGCCTCGCCATGCACTCGATCATCTCGAAAGACGGGCTGCATGGCCCGTCTTGCCAGACCGGTGAGGAATATACCGAGGTCGTCATTCGCGCGTCCACGATTGCCGACCTGACCCGGGCGGCCATCGGCGCGATCATCGAGTTCGGCGGGCGCGACTACCGATGCTACTGGCGCATCAAACCGGACGTCGATCTCGATAGCCTTATGCAGGGGCCGCGCGTCTATCTTCGCTTCCGCATCACCAACAAGCCTGAGCTTCCGCAATCGGAGGCGGCGTGATGGTTGAGCTCGTCAGCGTCAAGGACATCCGGCTGGCCGACGAGCACGACGAGTTCGAGATCTTCAAGCTGTGCTCATTGATGCACAGCGAGCAGCCCTATCACCCGCTGTCCTGGGACAAGATCGTGCCCATGATCCGGCTGGCGACATCGCGCACGCGCGGCATCATCGGCGTCATCGGCGAGCGCCACGATCTGAAAGCCGCGATCTTCCTCGTGCTCGAGCCTGTCTGGTACAGCGATGATTGGCAGCTCTTGGAATTTTTCAACTATGTGCGCGAGGACGCGCGCAGATCGAACTACGCTCGCCAGCTCATCCGATACGCCAAGACCTGCGCCGATCAGCTCGGCGTCGACCTGACGATCGGCGTCTTCAGCAACATCCGAACCGAAGAGAAGTGCAGGCTCTACGGTCGTCTGGTCCCCAAGATGGGAGAATTCTTCTGCTACTCGCCGCCGCAGCGGATCGCAGCGATGCAGCAGGCTTGGCGCGAGGTGAACGAACCGCCCGCCCAAATCGCCGCCGCGGAGTAACCCATGGGCTCGAAGGGCAGCCAGACCACCAGTTCGCAATCGTCGTCGAGCCCGCCGCCGCAGGTGATGGCCGACTACCAGGGTCTGGTTAACCGAGCCACCAACACTGCCAACACCCCTTATACGCAATATCCCGGCGAGCTCGTCGCGCCGCTTTCGAGCCAGACCCAGCAGGGCTTGGGAGCCATCAACCAATATGCCGGGGCGGCGCAGCCGTTCTACAACGCCGCCGCCGGGGCGACCATGGCGGCGGCCACACCCGTTTCGCCCACCGCCTTCTCCGCTGGCCAAGTTGGCCAGTATATGAACCCGTACACGCAGAACGTGGTCGATGCGACGCAGCAGCAGTTCAACAATCAAAACCAGCAGGCGTCGCAATTCCTGAACAGCCAGAACATCAGCTCGGGAGCCTTCGGCGGCGACCGGGCCGGCGTCAGCCAGGCGATCCTCGCCAACCAGCAGCAGACCGCGCAGGCGCCTGTTCTCGCGGGCCTCTACAACCAGAACTACAATCAGGCCCTCAGCGAGTTCAACACCCAGCAGGGCGTGGGGTTGCAGGCGCAAGCCTTCAACAATCAGCAGCTCGGCAATATGGCGAACCAGCTGTCGGGCATCGGCACCGCGAGCCAGAGCGCCGGCCTGCAAGGCGCTCAGGCGCAGCTCCAAGCGGGCATGATCCCGCAGCAAGAGCAGCAGCAGATCGACACCTCGCTCTACAACCAATATTTGCAGCAGCAAGCCTATCCATTTCAGACCACCGGCTGGCTCGGCAATATCGTCGAAGGCACCGGATCGCTCAGCGGCGGGACCGGCCAGAGCTCGACCACGACCCCGGTCGGCAGCCCGATCTCGCAGGGCCTCGGCATGGCCCAATCCGGCCTCGGCATCCTCGGCAATCTGATGACGATGTCGGATGTGCACGCCAAGGATAACATCCATCCGATCGGCAAGACCTTCGACGGCCAGACGATCTACCGCTTCAACTACAAGGGCGATCCGCGCACTCAAGTTGGCCTGATCGCGCAAGAGACCGAGCATCATCATCCGGAGGCAGTCGGGCGCAGCAGCGACGGCATGCGCAGCGTCGATTACGACACCGCGACCCGCGACAGCGCCAACCGTGGCCACTTCGCCAATGGCGGCGCCCCGCCGATGACGACGCCGATGGGCGGCGGCATGATCAACTATCCGACCACGCCGCAGAACCCGAGCAGCTCGCGCTTCCCCACGGTCGGCCAACAAGCCTACACCATGGGCGCGCTTGGCGATCCCGGCGCGCGCGCTGGCATGGGCGCGCTTGGCCTCATCACTGGCCGGACGCCGATGATGAGCTTCCAGGGCATGGGAGGGGCGCAGGGCGGCACACCCGGCGCAGCGCCGCTCAGCATGCGGCAGGGGTTCGACAGCGGCGGCTCGGCGCCGGTCCTCAACACCGACAGCTACAATCCGATCACCGGATACCTCGATCCGCAAGCTGGCATCGCCAACGCGCAATACGACGACCTCACGGCGGGCAGCAAGAACCCAGGCTACAGCATCGACACCGGCGTCGCTCAGGCTATCGGAACCCCCGCCGCCCCGACCGGGACGCCCTACACCACCGTCCCCGGCCCAGCGCAGAACGTGCCGGCGATAGACTGGCAGCAGCCTGGAAACGACTTCCAGACCGCCGGCGCGGAGGCCTCGCTAGCTGGACTAATCGGCCGTCCGGGGATCGAAACTAGTCCATCAGAGAGCAGCCCCGCTGCGTCTTCCCTGCCTTCAGCGGCAGGATCGAGCGGCAACAGCTCGGGCGGCGGTGGCCAAGTTGGCGGGCCAGCTCTGCCGTCCAGCCTCGCGACCGGCCTCGCCAATTGGGCGTCGGGATCGCCAACGTCGTTTGGCGGCAGTGGCCAGCCGGGTGTTTCCGGTTCGCCTCCTGGGACGATGCCGGGTGTGAGCGTTGGCGACCGCATGGCGGCCATGGCTCCGTCCGCAGCTTCGGCCATGGGCATGAGCGGCGGCACGCCGTTCGGACCTGCGGGCAGCGGCGTAACCACGGCCAATCCGCCGCGCGCAGCGGTCTCGCCAGTGACAGCCGCAGCGGCGGCTCCGACGGTCCAACAGCAGGTCATCGCCCAACAAGGAGCGCCGCAGCTCCTGCCGCAGCAAGGTCGCGATTGGGGCGGTCCCGGCGCCGGATCGAGCGGCGGCGCGGCTGCTGGTGCGGGCGCCGGCGGCTCGGGCACTGGCGGCGGCGGCGGCGGTGTCTGGACCGGCGGCCGCATCGGCCGTCAGAGCGGCGGCGGTCTCGACCTGACCAGCGCGCCCTACTCAGACGTGATGCCGCTGGCGCGGGGCGGTCCGGCGCGGATCTATCGCGCGGCGGGCGGCATGCTCGGGCAGTCCGGCATGCCAGCGGCGCTCGAGCAGCCGCCGCAGGGCGCGATGGTCACCGGCTCAGGACAGGGCCCGCTGGGCTCGCCTGGCTTCAACAACATGTTCGGCGGCAGCGGCGGCCTTCGCCCGACCTTCGCTGACGGCGGCGGCGCGTCGATGAACCCGGCGATCGGCGAGAACCCGTTCTCGGAAGTGGTGTCATGGGTGCCGAGCGCTGGCAATCAGATCATGGGCCACGGCCCGCCCAGCGCCCCGTCCAGCACCCCGCCGCCCAGCGGCGGCGGGGGCGGTCAGCCATCGCCGGGAGATCAGCTCAAGGGCCTCGGCGACGCCGCGACCAAGTTGGTGAAGCAGGTTCAAGGCAGTGGTGGCGGCGGCTCGGGCGGCGGCTCGGGCGGCGATGCTCTCGATGCTCTCACTGATTTCGATTATTCCGACATCGTCCAGGGCGCGGGCGCGGACGCCATCGACAGCCTTCCGGATGACACCTTCGACGGCTCTGATGCTCCGGTCGGGGGCGGCATCGGCATGATGTCGCGCGGCGGCCGCACCCGCCGCGGCCACTTCGCCGCCGGCGGCGCGGACGACAGCGATCTCTCCACCGCCATCGATCAGAACTTCGGTGGTCCGGATGCCTCATCGGCGCCTGCACCCGCACCTGCGCCAGCCCCTGCTCCTGACGATTTCGGCCGCCACGCCAAGGGAGGCAATTGGCCGGTCTTCAACCCCAACGACACCGAAGACACGCACATGCCGGACGCCAAGACCGCGCCAGCTCCTGCGCCAAAAATCCCGGCTGGCGCGCACCTGTCGAGCGGCGACAGCGGCGACGTGCTGGTTGGCGCGGACGGAAAGGTCATCGGCCCTGCGCCGAAGGGGACGACCTTCCCCTCGGCCACGGCTCCGGCAGTCCCGTCCTCGGTCAAGACCGCGCCCATCGTCAAGGCGCCAGCGGCAGCTCCCACCGGCCCCGATCCGATCGTCCAGAGCCCGGCCGCGATCAGCAAGGCCATCGACGACCAGTTCGGCGGCGGTCAGCCAAGCCAATCGGCTACGCCTGTCAGCTCCACCGGCACGACGGGCGGCGGGCAGAGCGGCGATCTCATCTCGCGGCTGGGGCAGAACATCTCCGGCATCGAGAGCGGCGGCAAATACAGCATCACTGGTCCGGTGCAGAAGAACGGCGACTACGCTGTCGGCAAGTATCAAGTCATGGCGTCGAACATCCCGTCGTGGACCCGGCAGGTGCTCGGCCAGGAGCTGACGCCCGAGCAGTTCAAGGCCAATCCGCAGGCGCAAGAGGCGGTCTTCAAAGGCATCATGGGCGGCTACCTCGACAAGTACGGCAACGCCCGCGACGCCGCATCGATGTGGTTCACCGGCCATCCCTATTCTGTCGCTGGCCCTGGCGCTTCCGACAGCAACGGCACCACCAACGCCAGCTATGTCGCCCGCGCGACCGCTGGTCTGGACGGATCGAATGTCGCTTCCTCAGACGCCAGCGAAGTCAGCTCCACCGGCTCGACCGCCGACGGCGCCATCATGGACCCCAACAAGGCGCTGGCGTTCGTGACCGGCGGCAAGCCCTACTTCACCGCTCAAGACTACGCCGATCCGAACTCGTCCAAGCGCGCGTTCTTCAATGCCCTCATGTACGGCGGCTTCGCCATGATGGGCGGCGAGAGCCGCAACCCGTGGGTCAATATCGGCCGCGGCGAGATGGCCGGCATGGACTATTACCAGAAGCAGTCTCAGCTCGACCGCGACTGGATCTCGAAGCAGGCCGAGATCGACCACCTGGGCCACGAGGACCGCCGATCCGACGTCGGCACCGCGCTCGAAGTCCAGAAGATGAGCATCGAGGCGCAGAAGTATAAGCTGACGATGGATCAGGCGAAGGCGCTGAACGCGCAAGACCCGAACGCTCCAGCCGACAGCACCGCGCCCGCGCCCGCGCCTACGCCCAAGCCGGCCGCCGACAGCGCCGACAGCTCTGCGCCCGCCCCGTCCCCGATCGCCGCTATCGCCAAGCCCGGCGAGACGACGGCGCCAACGCCGATCATCGCCAGCGACACCGCTACCGGCCCGCGCACCACCGCGCCAACGCAAACCGCCACGAACGCCAACGCGCCATCGCCCGCGGCCCAGAATGTCAACGCCGATGCGAGCACGAACGCCAACTCGCCGTTCTGGAGCAGCAACGGCATCCGGCAGATCGACACTCCGAAGTATTGGATCGACCGCGCCAAGATCCTGCAATCCAACCCCTTCGACAGCGCGCGGATGGCGGAGGGCGAAAAAGCGCTCGAGACCGCCCGCACGATCATGCAGCAGAAGCAGGTCTGGAGCACCACCCAGAACAAGATGATCCCGATCCCCAACGCCTACGAACTGGAGGCGGCGGGCGCGGGTCAGAAGGCGGGCGCGGAAGCCGCCGCCAGAGGCGCCAACGAACCGTTCGACGCCTGGGTCACCGGTGCGGACGGCAAGGTCACCAAGCAGCGCATCATCGACCCGAAGCAGATCGCCGAATATGCGTCCAGCGGGACCATCAACGGCAATCCGGCCCAGACCGACGATCCGGCCTCGCACCAGGCCGACGTCTCCGGAGCCGTCACCAGCGCGCAAGAAACCGAGAAGGCGAAGCGCGAACTGGTGGATGTGCAGGATCAGCCTGGCGGACCGACCTACAAGATCCCAAAGCAACAGCTTCTGGACGATCTCGCGTCCGGCAAGCGCAACCCGGCGCAATATCCGGGCTTCATTTCGGACGCGCAGAAGGAGCTCGTCACCAAGACCGAACCCGCCATGCTCGAGGCCAACCATGCGCGCGTTGCAGTGCGCAATCAGTTGGAAACGATGCAGGACATCATGCAGAAGTTCCAGCCCGGCGCGTTCGCCGAGGAAAAGGGCGAGATCGTCGCCGCCCTGCGCGCGGCCGGGATCAACGTGCCGAACACCGCGACCGCCAATCCTGCGGCTTTCCAAGAATTCTCCAAGCTCACCATGCGGCAGGTCATGGACCAGGTGAAGACCATGGGCGGCCGCCCTCTCGTCAGCGAGATCAACGGCTTCCAGAAGGCAGTCGCCAACCCGGAAATGCAGCCCGCCGCCGCCGCGATGGTCATCAGCCAAGCCATCGGCGTGGTCGACCGCGAGAACCAATACTACAAAGATTATGTGGCGTGGAAGGCGCAGAACCCGTGGGCCTACAGCCCGCTCCAGTTCGAGCAGAAGTGGGATGCGGACCACCCGCTGTCGCAGTTCATCAGCCAGGACAGCAAGAACTTCGCTTACAAGGGCCAGTATGTCCCAGAGAAGCCGGAAGAGCGCCTCGACGGCCAACTCTATCAAAGCCCGAAGGACGGCAAGAACTATCGCTGGAACAAGCAGACCGGCCACTTCATGCCGTCGGGGTAGGCCATGGCCGATCAAGGGCTCACAGACCAGCAGTTCTTCGGGGATGGGAGCAGCACCTCTTCCTCTAAACCAGACGGCGCGCCCCCGGCTGGCGGGCTGACCGACCAAGACTTCTTCGGTGACGACTACCGTCCTGCCGATCCCGCCCCGCCAGCGACCCTGAAAAGCGTTGGCCAGCAATTCGGCTATGGCGTCGAAGAGCCGTTCACCTGGGTCGCAAGCAAGGCGGGGGCGCCGTCGCCGCCGCAGAACATCGATCCGGCGCAGAACCCAGCTCGCAATTTCCCCGAGAAGGTCTCCCGCGCGGCGGGTCAAACAGCCGGCATCACCGGCGCAAGCATGGCCGTGGGCGCAACCCTGCCCGAGGATGTCGCCGGCGGCGCGGTCGGCTTCATCCCGTCGGCGATCAGGACCGCCCGCAACATCTTTGCCCCTGAGCCCAGCGTCAGCGGCCTCGTCGGCGGGACGGCGAGCGGCGCAGGCGGCGAGGCGGCGAGCGAGAACATCGATCCCAAAGCCCACCCATACCTCCACGCCCTCGCCAACATTGCCGGGGGTGTTGCTGCCCCGGTCGGGATGGGCGCAGTGACCAGCGGCACGGCGGCGATCATGCGGGACGCAGCGATGCGCTCAGGGGCCTTCGACGCGGCCAAGGCGCAAGGCGTCGATTTCCCGCGCTTCATGGCCTCGACGCCGCTCGCGGGCGTTTCCAAGCTGGCGTCCAAGCTTCCGGGCTCCGGGCCGATCCAAGAGGCGCGCACCGACCTGGGCACGGACATCGGAACCGCGCAAACCAATCTCGCCTCCAAGGTCGGCAGCGGCGATCCTTCGGCGGCGGCGGCGCAGGTCGGCCAATCGCTCAGGGATTTCGGCCCCGCCTCCAAGGTGAAGCTCAACGCCCAGGCCACCGCCGTCAAGAACAGCTTCACCAATCCAGACGCCACCGCCGACCTCGCCAATACCCGCGACTTGGCGCAGAAAATCCTGAACGAGCGCGAGGGCGCCTACGGCACAGACCCCAACGTCGCCTCGACGCCGGGGATCGATCATGTCCTCGAGGCGGCCACCCGACCTGGTGGGCTGACCTACGATCAGATGGATCTGTTGCGGAAGGAGCTTTGGGACCAGCCAGAAAGCAAATCCAACGACGTCAGCCGCCTGTACGGCGCGCTGACCGACGACATGAGCGAGGCGGCTTTCCAGGCCGGCGGTCTCCGCGGCCAGCAGTTGGCGAAGCAGTTCAAGTCTGACGCTATGGACGTCATCAACCAGCGCAACGCCGTGCAGAAGATGATCGGCGGCAGCAGCAACGAGAACATCTACAATTCGATCATCAAAGCCGGTTCCGACCGACCCGGCCAAGGCAACCTCGAAAAGCTCGATCTCGCCAAGAAAGTCCTATCGCCGCAAGATTGGACCGAGCTCACCAGCGGCGCCATCGCCCGCATGGGGCGCAAGGGCAACGTCCCCGAAGGCGAGTTCGATCCGAACAAGTTCCTCACCGACTGGAGCAGCCTTTCGCCAGAGGGCAAAGACAAACTCTATGGCGTGGCCGGCTCGTCGCAGGTCCGCGACAACCTCGATCAGCTGTCCACCCTATCCGGCTTCGCCAAAGGCCCCGGCGCTGTCTCCAAGGGCGTCACGACGGGCTCTCATATCGCGGGCTCGCTGGCGTTGCTCGAGCCGGTCATCAGCCATGCAATGGCTGGCGACATCAAAGCGGCCGCCGTCACCGGCACCGCCGCGCTGACCGCCGCCGCCGCCTCCCATGCGGCGGGTCACCTCATCGCCGCCTCGCTGGCGCAACCAGCAACCAGCACCCCGCTCACCCAACTCTTGAGAGCCTCCCACGACTTCGCCGGTCAGGCGACCCAGGACGCTGCCGGGCGCATGTATGCAGCCGCGACCCGTTATGCCGCCGCTTTGAACACCAGCTTCGGCGTCAGGGTCGGCGCTGACGACATCCTCAATGCGATAAGCCCGTCCAAGCGATCAGGATCGCAAAACCAATGAGGATGAAGCCAAGCGTCCTGAAGTTCTCCTGCCGGGTGCGAGGCCTCGGCGGCAGCGGCGGCGGCGGGCGTGGCCCATACCTCGGCCCTGGGAAGAAGCACCAGAGGATGAACGGGTATCCGGTCACCATGAAAAGGATCAGAAAGACAAGCGACATCGGGAAGCTCCATTCCCGCGATTATAGCATAATTTGCAATAAGTTAGAAGGGGGCGGTCGTGGCTAGTACCTTCACTCCAAGTCTTCAGCTCGAAGTCCCGGCCCGCGGCGATTACGTCAACACATGGGATCTGCCCATGGACGCGTCGCTCAACTCGATCGATGCGGCGGTCGGGCAGCAGGCGACGATTACCTGCACCGGCGGCGACATCTACCTCACCCAGGCCCAAGCCAACTGCCAGATCATCTATCTCGTCGGCTCCCTGACATCGGCTCAATACATTGCTTTTCCACCGACGTCGGCTGGCCGCAAGATCGTCATTCCCAATTGCGCCATGAACGGCTTTGGCGTCTACATCCGCGGCAACAATTTCAACGATCCGACCGGCGTCTATTTCATCCAGCAGTTCGGCATCCCCTACCCGATCATCGTCACTCCCGGGCGCGTCTATTGGGATTACGGCGGCTGCCCTCCCGGCACCATCGCCAGCTTCCCGGTCAGCTTTCTCCATCCCGGCTGGCTGTGCTGCGACGGCGGCTGGTACGACACCACCCTGCACGATCTCCTGTTCGATCTGATGGGCTACGCCTACGGCGGCAGCGGGACCGGCTTTGCGGTTCCCGACTATCGCGGCTACTCCCTCGTCGGCTCGGACAACATGGGCGGGCCGGCTGGCAACGCTGGGCGGTTCTTCAACTTCGGCCCCAACGGCATCACCGGCGAGGTCAATCACACCTTGCAGCTCGCCGAAATGCCCTACCACTCGCACGGCGACTATGGGCATAACCATGGCCTGAGCGACCCCGGCCACGCGCATGGCGGGGTCTTGAACCAAGTCGGCGGCGGCGGCTGGTTTTCGCTCGGCTCTTACCCGCCGGAGATTGCGGGCGGCAACACGGCGGCGGCGGGCACCGGCATCACGATCGGCGTCGGCTATGCTAATCTCGCGCCATCCGGCTCCAGCGGCGCGCATAACAACGTGCAACCGTCACGAACGGTCAATAAGTATATCCGATGGTAGCCCGACCATGACCATGCTTGAGGACGCCCAGACCTTCGACGCCGTAGCGCACGGCATTCTGGAGCTGGCCATTCCGGCGTTGACGGCTTGGGCGCTGTCTATCCTCAAGGGCTACCTCAGAGCCAAGAGCTTGATCCGCTGATCAGATGGTAATTCTCCTGGCGGCAGAGGGCGCCCTAAACCCTCCGCCGCAGGTGGCGATCTTCAACTATCCTTCGGCCACCGCCGTCGTCGTCACCGTCCTCGCGACCGCCGTCCTGCTGTTCATCGCCGGCAAGTACGATCACACCAAAGGCCCGCTGACCATCTCGATCATGATCGTCCTCGGGATGCTGGGGACGACCGCCTACTGCCTCGTGTTCACGATCCCCTCGGACGACATCACGCCGGGGGTGGTCGGAGCCCTGGGCGCGGGCTTTGGCGCGGTGGTCGTCTATTGGCTCGGTCGGGCAACGCACGGAGATCCGCCATGATCCTCGAGCGTCCCCATCGACTATCCGGCCGCGAGCGCGAGATGCTGCTGTGGGCCTGCCGGGGGAAGACCTATGCCGAAATCTCGGAGATCGTCAGCCTCTCGAACGGATCGGTGAAGACCTATCTCGATCATGCGCGCTACAAGCTCAACGTAGTCAATCTCGCGCAAGCCTGCGCCGTAGCGGTGGCCAACGGCACCCTATCGCCGGAAGAGATCTTGCGCGGGCGGGGCAATCTGCCCGATTTGCCCGATCCAAAGTCCGAAGAGCGGCCCGCATAGCGGCCCGCTGGCGGCTTGTCACCCTATGGCTGATAGAATGATACCCGCGAAGGGCAGAGAGCCGCCAGCGGCCTTCTAAAGCGATCCTAGCTTAATCTCGGAGGATCTACCGGCTGGCCTAATAGGCCGACGCCCAGCTTTACGCCTTCCTTGAGATCGAACATGGCCCAATAGCGTCGCCCGCTCCCGTCCGGATCGATCCAGGGCTCGACGCGCTCCAGCGCCTCCTTCAGCTCTTCCTCAGTAGCCGGCCCGAGGAAGTCGAAGTATTGATCCAGCCATTCCTCGAGCGGCGTATCGTCGGGTATGGCGGCGGGATTGCGATCCCTCAGCTCCTTCTTTGCCAGGAGCAGAATTTTGCTCATGCCTCATCCTTTCCGCAGCGCGCACTATTGCGCGTAATGCAATAATGGGCGGCGCGCTGGGACAAAGCAAATGGTTATTTCAGGCGTCTTTGTGGGCGACATCTGTGGCCGCTCTCCACCACTCGGCCTTCTCGCCGCACAGGTGGTCGAGCTTGCGCAGCCACGAGCAGTCGTAGCTGATCATCTTTCCGGTCACCGGATCGAGGTGCCAGTTGCGAGCCTCAAGGCAGACGTAGCGCTCGCCGTTGTAGCCTCCGAACCACATACAGTCCTTGCAGAAGCGCGTCATGTTTCTGGCTTGTACTCGTTGGCCACTTCGACCCGGATGAAGCGGTAAATCTTGATCGTCTTGCCGGTCTGGTTGGCCAGCTCCTGCGCCTGCCCTCTGAAGTAATCGAGCACGATGGGGCTCGCGGTCACCATCGGCGTGCCACCGATCCCCGGCGCATAGGCGGCGACGATCCCGTTCTTGCCATCTGCGTCTTCAGATAAGCCGATCCAGACAGAGCCGATGACCCTCTCGTTTGGCGGCGTGTGAATTTCGACCATGCTGTAGTAGTATCCAAATTGCGTGTAAGGCCGGGTGGATCGGAGGCGGGAGGGGTTGCCCCTCCCGCCGTTTTGCTTAGTCGACCGGCGGGCTCTCCCACGCATCCATCAACAGCATCTGCGCGCGGGTCGGCGTGCAGGTGCATTGGCTCTGCTTGCAGGCGTTCAGGTAGGCGGTGCGGTTCTCGTCCCGCCACGCCTCAATCCTTTCGGCCCGGGTCTTCGGCTTGGCGACAGGCTCCTTGACATCCCCGCCAAGGGTGGCCGTTGCTTCGTCGTACATTTCCAGTCCCTTTCTCCCCCGCTATAGAAAAAGCGACCCGGACCAGGTTGGGGGGCAGGAAAGGTCCGGGCCGCCTCAGGCGACCTACTCCAGCTTTCGCTGGCGAAAACTCACCAGCGCCGGTTTCCGAGCCCGCCAGACCATTCCGCAGTCAGGCAACGCAGCTCGGGGCCGGTACGCCTTACGCGCGCCTAAGCTCCGTCGCCGAACACCGGGTCCGGCTTCTGCGGGTTCTGCGCCTGAACCTGCATCAGCAGCTCGGTGATGGCGTGCAGGACATCGACGTCGTGCCCTGACCAATTGCTGCGCTCGATGCCGGCGCGCTGGCGCGCGCGGCTCACCACAATGGCGGCGTCGCGCCTCGCTGCGGTGCGAAGCTCCACCGCTCGCGCTTGGCCTAGAGAGTTGGCGGCTTGCCGCATGTCCGCCTCGGGGCTGCCGATTGTGCGCAGCGGCGGGCGGTCGGGGAGCGTTGCGAACGGCCTTTCCGGCGGTCGCGGAGGTGTGTTGACTTCATCTGTCATGAGCTTCTCCTGTGAGGGCCGCGCGGAGCAGAATGCGTCCGGCGGCTTCATCCGAGGCTGGCGGGCATGGCGCGAAGGTCATGTCCGGAAGCGGGATTTCGATCACCTTGACTGGCGGGATCGGCGGCGGGCCGAGATAGGTCCGCCTATAGGCGACCTGCTGGTAGGCCCGCGCCCCGCACTGCTGCGGCCACGGGTAGTACCAACGGGCGAAGCGATGACAGGCGTGCGCCTCGCCGACGCCCAAGGCGCAAATAAGTCCCGCGAAAATCGCGACTTTATTTCGCATGCGCGGTCCTGGCGCAGATCGCCAGCACCCGGTCGATAGCCTTCTCCTG